ATCTTCTCACCATTTTCTGTGCTTTCATATTTCTTTAATTCCTTAATCATTTCTTCCTTGTCTTTAACATACATTATCTTTTGTGCTCTTATTATTGCTGCATATTGTATTGTTATCTGTTCCCAAAGAATATCAAATTTATCTTTATCCTTTATCTCATTAATTAAGTCTTGGGTTTCTTCAGGTAAGTATTTTGAGAAGAAACCAAATTTTTCAGCATTCTTATTTCCAGGAGGACCAGTGGCATTTTTATTACCTATGGGTGCACCTCTTTTATTTTTAGGTGCACCCTTCTTTTTCTCATTAGCCCAATTGTATCTTTTTATCCATGACTTTAAAGTATTTAAACTAATGTCATACTTTGCTGATATTTCCTTTTGTTTCATACCTTTTAGGTAATCTTGTTTTACTTTTTCTTTCACATCTTGCACACCACCACCTCGTTTGTTTGTCGTTTTGGGAATAAAAAAAGAACTCGTTTGGAGTTCTCAGTTTACAATATCATATCTATGATTGATTCTTACTTTAATATTGTTATATTCAACTTCGGTTATTAAACCCAACATTTTCAAAGATTCTATATTTTCATTTAAACAGTCTATAAATCCAAGTTCACTTTCTAATAATCTTAATTCTCCTCCAGCAAATTCCATCTCATCTATTAATGCTTGCATTTTACATTTTATCATAGTCAGAAGATTATACCTTTTATACTTTAATTTCGTTATTTCATCTACTGTAAACGATATTATTGGCATCTTATCTGATAAATATAATTTTCTTCTTTTTCCTTCAGCATATTGCCACCCCTTACCTGTCAATCCATTTAAAGAAATAAATATGCCCAATCCCGCATTATTTTTATTGCATATTTCTGCTAGTTTAGATACCATTCCTACATCCACTTTTCTACTTTTCCAGTTTTTACATTCACATACTATTTTTGATTTTATATTACATAAGAATGGTATTGGTATGTTGTCATTAAACTTAACAAAAACATCTAGCTCATTATCTGTTGTAGACTTATTTACAGATATATCACTTAATATTGTAAATCTAGACATTATAAATCTTACTAATTGTTCTAAAATTTTTCCTTTCTCATGATTTTTAGATTTATTCCATTCCTTAGATAATTCTATTTCTTTTATATAATTAGAGAATTCGTCTAATAGCATACTGTCATCATAAAAAGGCTCCCAAATTAAATTATCATCACATATGCTTAGATATTCTTTTAAGGTATCTAGACTCACTGTATCACTTCTCCAATCTTCTAAAGCCTATTTTTGTATCTTCAAAGTTGTATTTATAACCACATCCACATATTGGGCATTCTTGTCCTTTTGAAAAAGCATTGAATTCTTTTATCGAAGTGAAGTATTTATAGTGACCTATTTCATTTTCATATACGCTATCTGGATTAGAACATTCAACAACAATAAAAAATTCTAATTCATTTTCTTTAACTAAAAATTCAAGAACTCTTGTAGCCTCTAAAAGTGTAACTTTAGTTTTCCTGGCCAGCAATCTTGGTGTAATGATATCACTCTTCATTAATTTCTCTAATTCTTCTATTATAGATTTTGCTTTACTCTGATTTCCTAAAAGTATACTTATATTCTCCAACTTTTCGTATAACATCATAAATCACCCTCTCTTCTATAAATTTAGAAGTGTCTGTTCTTATTAAATATAATTCTTTATCTAAGACTTCAATTAAAAATCTGGATAAAGTTCCATTGAATGATTTCATGACACCTAAATTCTTGACATCCTCATTGTTTCTAGATGTCTTGGCTATAGCATGTCCCTTTCCTGATTTTAGGGTTGCTGTTTTAGACCCAACTCTACAGTATGAATTTACTCCATCACCATTTTGCACAAAAGTACTGTATTGATTTTCATCCTCTACCACACCAAATTCGTCTATTAGAATATTCTCATAGAGTATTCCCACTCCCTCTTTGAAATTTTCTATTATAGCCTTATCAGTTATTCCAGAAGCAATAGCTATCTTTTTTGCGAATTCATCTATTTTATCAATATTTTCTTCATATTTTTTGTTTATCTCAGGATTATTATGAGCACTGCCTTCCTCAGCAAGCTCATATGTAGCATCATATATCCAATCATTGTATTTTTCTATTTGTATATTATAAGTAGTTAACAAATCTTCTAATTTTGATACATAATATTTTGCTATTTCTGAGAAATCTCTTGCTTTAGCCTCTATATTATCTATGCTTTTTATACCTACAGTATGTGGTATAGAAACTATTATTTGTTTCAAACTTAAGTCTAGAAATAAAGTTGCAAAATAAAAAGTTTTTTCTAATCCAGATTCTATATTCCCATTCTCATTTTCATTTTTACAGCTAATTAAAGCTGGAGAAATAAATCTTATAATCAATCTTTTGTTTATGACATCATTTTTTTTATATATGACCTTAGTTTCTTCTAAATCACTAGTATCAATCTCCAATAAATTTTCACTTACTATATCTTCTACTATGTTTTTTAAATCTTCCAATTCCAAGTCAGAATCATTGTAATTAAAAACATAATAATTATTATGACCATCTATTGTAAAGATTGATATCCATTCCTTAAAATAATCTAGTTTTTCTCCATCATTTTGTATTATGTTTATCAAGCTATTTATAGCAGTTTCTTTTTTTCGTTTATTAATTCCCCAATTTTCAAAATCTTTAAGGTGTTTCATTTGTACCATTTGTAATATATTCTTTATGTTCTTTAGATTCTTTTCATTTAACAAATTTATAATCCCCCTCTATTTATATATCTTTATGTAATTTATATTATCATATTTGTACATCATTTTAGCAATAAATATTATTATCTACATTAATTATTAAAAAAAGACTTAGAATTTAATCTAAGCCTTTTTTTGGGGATACATATTATATTTAAGGGAGCAAGTTTTAGGAATCGAACCTAAGATTACACACCAGTCCTTGCAAATTGAGTGAGGTTACCAAGCCCCACTCTTTTAGACATTTGAATTAAATTCCGTTTTAATCCAGCATATCTACATATAGTGTATTAATAAGTTTGAACATAGTAAGAATTGAACTTACAGCATCCTCATGCCCTGCCTAGTTTGTTCATATAAGCTAGGCGAATCCCTTAACCTAGCCCACATATATTTAGTTTTGAGAGAGAAATATTCATTTCCACAATACTATTATCTCACATTTTAAATTGTAAAATCGGCAGAAAAGCGGCAATAAAAAGACCTAGAATTTAATCTAGGTCTTTCATTATATTATTTAATTTTCCATATTCTCTTTCCATTGCTTCAATAGTTACTACCCAATCACGACCAAACTTTTTACAATCAATATTTTCAACTAATTTGCCTGTCGCAACTGCTTTTCTAAGTGTAGAATCTTTCAAATCCCATAATTTTGTTGCTTCTGCAAAGCTATAAATACCTTCAAATCGATTCATAAAATACCTCCTAATCATTGCTAGAAAATTGAGTTAATAACATAATATAACAATATTGATGCTCCAATTAATTTAATAGTGTCATACAGTAGTTTCAATAATTCAAATGTTAACTCTCTATACTTATTCATTGTATTTTTAGTGACTATGTTTTATAATTTAGTTAAGAGGGAAGGTGCAACTTCCACTCTTAACATTTTACTAATGTAGGCTATCTATTACCATTTTGATGACTGCTAATAGTGTGCCAACTTCGAGTACGAGTTCAGTTAATTCTTTTATGAGTTTTCTGAACTCTTTTATTTTCTTAGCCACTTTCTTTTCGCCTCCTTTCTATACTTCAATAATATCACGTATGCGTGATATTGTCAATAACTTCCATATATCTTTTTCACAAAAAAAATAGACAGTTATTAACTGCCTATAAATCTAACATCTTAAATAATGGTTCTTGCTCTATTAATGCTTTTTTACCAAATAAGGCTATTGATATTGAACTAATGGCTTGATTAGCTCTTTCTCTTAATTGTCTTTCTTCTAAGTATACTTTATCAACTATTAAACTCCATTCTAAGCCTTCAATATACCTATACCTTATAATTTGTTTATGTATAGGTTTTAAATTACTTATGGATACATCTATTGTATATTTTAGTGCTTCCATTTCATATAATTCTATCTGCTTTTCTATTATCTTTTCTTCAAGATTAATTAACTCATTTTCAACTTGATTACTTATTGAATTAGTCTTACTTATGGGAATGCTGTCATAGCTTAAACCTTGCATAAAATCACCTAAATGGAACTCTTTGAGATTTTTTATTTGAAGTTTTAGACTTTCAATATTAATATGTAGTTGTTTGTAGTTCTCAAGGTGTTTTTTAGTTGCCATAAAAAACTCCTTTTTAACTTTACTTGCCATAACATCACTCCTATTTATTTAAGCTACCTTTTTCTTATTTTCTTTTCTCTTTTTCTTAAGTTCACTATATTCTATCCAACCATCTACCCCATATTTTTTGCTTTTAGCAATCCATATCAATTTTTTGTCCTGATATTTATAGTCAAAAAGCTTTTTTCTAAGTTCACCCTGCTGTGTACTATACCCTTTCACATCTATATAAACGACTTCACCATTCCATTTGTATATGGCAAAATCAATTGTATATGTAATAGCTCTATAGCTTTTCCCATCTTTTTTAAATTTAGGTTGTAGTTCAAACTTTTGTTGAAGTCCAAAGTCTTTTATTTCTCCATTTTCCTTTTTTTCTTTTAAATATAAATAATACTCTGACTCATCTTTACTATCAAATTTAATTCCATCTATTACAATTTTCTTATTATTGTATTTACTCAATCAAATACTTCCTTTATCACTTAAAGTTACTCATACTTATTAATATCGTTTATAAATTCATAAACCTCATGTACACTATATCCAAACTTTTCAAACCCTTTTACATATCTTCTTATGGAACTTGATATACTTCTACCTACTATACAATTCTCATATCCTTGCAACAAGTTTTCTTTTTCCTCTTGCTTCACCATTTGAGAAACTGCTTTTTGAAACTTATTCATTGCTATTCCCCCATAGTTTTATTGTTTAAAATTAATTTTGCTGTTCTCTATTGCTTTTCTTAGCCTTTCTCTCACATCTTTTACAACAGTAAATTTTTTTAGACTGTTTTGGGATGTAAAATAATTTACCACACCAATTGCAAATTATTCTTTTATTCATAAAACCACTTCTTTCTCATTTTTCAGGATAGTTGTTATTACAATTTTCACACTCTTTTAGATTCAATCTATACTCATAAACTCTACCAGCTATAAAACTACCTACTATAAGTATTAAACTAGCCAAGATGTTCATTTTCTAACATCTCCTTACGTTCTAAGAACTCTTTTTTAATTTCTTCCAAATTCTCGCATTCATTACCAACTACTACATATTTTTTGCTATTCATTATAGTTGCTTTACTTGTAATTTCCTCCCATTTACCTTCAAATTGCTTTAAATAATGCCATTCAACATATAATTCAAGAGCATAATTTTCTTGTCTTACAATTCCATATTCATATTTATTTTTAGTATTATAGGGTTCTTTCAATATATCTCCCTCATAAATTTCTTCATTATTTCCAGACCAACATTTAGAGAATACTCCAATATTAGATACTCTTTGCCATTCACAATCTTCTTTTAGCATAAATAAACAATCTACTGCATCACTCCACTTTATTGTTTCAGAATAAATCCACTTCTCATTCTCAAAATCATAACCTCTATACTTAATTAAACTCACTTTTAATCATCTCCTCATATTCTTCTCTAGCCTTATCTATAGCAATAAATATGTCCTCTCCATTGTCATACAACTCTTTTGCTCTTTTAATTGTGTATTCAGTCCTTGAAACTTCCATTATTCCTCCTTAATATATTCAGCTTTCCAGCCACTTCTTGTTTTAGTTTTCTTTTTAATTGTTTGGTAAACTGCCTGACTCTGTAGTCTTAAAAAACACGCTGCACTATCTATAGAATCAAATATTTTTTCTTCACCAGTTTTGGCATTAATCAACTTTACCTTTGAACCTTTCTTTTTCTTTTTTCTATTTTTATCAACATTAAACTCTATTAACATTTTTTCACATGTTGGAAATATAAGTTCTCCATTTTTTCTTACTCCGTGAACACAACAATATAGTGCTAAGTAATTTCTACATGTAGGGTCATCATCTATGATATTTGTTCCTAAAGAACCACTAAAATATTTTTCAACCTTTAACATTTCAGTAACCTCCCTATTTAACTGGCATTTGAAATATTCTATTTCTATAACTTCTAACCTTATAACTGTCTATAGAATCTGTTCTAGTTCCACCTTCAATAAATCTTTGTATATTATCCAGCACTTGTATAGCCCTTTTTTCATCCTCATACTCACCTATCTTTTTAAAGTTATCCATATCTCCAAACATTGCATATACACATTCTTTATCAACATTTATCCAATCAGCTTTTACTAAATCAGTTTTATCTTGACTTCTAATTATTATCATCCCTAATACCCCCATCATCACATTTTCTTAATAATTCTTCTAAGCAACTCTTACATATAACAATTACAAATTCTCTACCATGCAAATCCATAACCTTTGTATTTGTAAACTGGTCATCATAACTCTCAACTAGAAACTCCCCACAAACACTACATATAGCTGTTCTACTCATTTTTATCCCTCCATTTTTAACTTTTAGGAAGTAATATTGTATAATTACTCCCTAGACTATTTAACTTAATTAAAAAGGTATATCGTCATCATCTATTGCTTGAAAACCTTGTGGGTCTAATCCTGGTGGTACATATTCTTGTTTAGCATTATTATCATTTTTACTAGAAAGTAGTTCTAAAGCATTTACATTAACCTTAGTAATAGATTTCCAGCAACCATTTTCATCTTTGTAATTATATATATTTAACTCTCCAACAGCATATATAGGCTTACCTTTAACAAGATATTGCACTAAATTCTCTACATGTTTTCCTAATTGCTCACATTGAATAAAATCAGTTATTTTATTTCCATTTTTATCTTTAAACCTTCTATCTACTGCCATTGAAAAGGTTATTTTTGGAGTGCCCGAATTTGGAAGGTACTTCAATTCTGCATCTGCAACTAATCTTCCAACTAAAGTTATTGTATTCATTTAACTAGCCCCCCTTCTATTTTTCTTCCTGCTCTTCTGTATACTCAACAAAGTAAGTATAAGTTGTCTTGCTATTTTGCTTCTCTCTAGCAATCTTTACTGTATATCCAGCTTTCCCAAGTAATCTTAATAATTCCAATCTATCTTGTTCGTTTAAAGAACCACTTCTTTGTGCATATATTCTCGCCATTTTATACCTCCCCTTTCTAGGAAGTAATATATTGATATTTACTTCCTAGAAGTATAATTTTATTTAAATTTAACCTTTTGACTTTTCTTAATTATGTCATCTAGTTCGTCAGGTGAATATTGAGTAAAGGTTTCATTGAAGTTATGAAACTTATTTTTACTCACATTAGGAGTATTCACATTTTTATGATTAGACTGCTTCTTCTCCTGTTTATTCTTTTTCTTCCTCTCAAACTCATTTTGATACTCTGTAAGTTCTAAATTAGTTTTTACACCTGCTTCTATCCAATTATTTAAGATTGTTTTTACATACTTATAATTCTTAACTCCACTGCCTACAGCTTCATCAATAGCTCTTATTATTACATCAGCTTCCATTCCATCATCTAAATAAGTCAGTAGTTGAAGAAAATTATTTGGAGTAATCACACCTATATAAGATTCATAATATTTTTTTATGCAGACAGTCTTATTTTTTTCAGATTGTTCAGCAATAACAGTAGTAATAACATCATTTTCTTTTAAACCTATTTTCTTTTTAATACTATTTTCTTTTATGTTGCCGATTTCCCGACCTCGGTTTTGCCGGCTTCCGGTTTCACCGACTTCGGTTTTACCAGCTTCCGGTTTTACCGGAGTCGGGAAAACGGCACACGGTTGAGATTCAGTCATTTCAACACTTTCAGAATTTACATTTTGAGGTGTATCAAAAATATCATATCTATAACCTTTCATTTGACCTTTTTCATCCCTTATTTGTGTCCTAATAACAAAACCTTCCTGCATAAGCTCCTTTAAAGCATTACTTACTTTTGTCTTACTATCTTTTCTATAGCTTATTAATGATTTTGCATACACTTTATGGCTACCCGACCTTTGAAATCTTAACATTTGAGTGACTACTCCTACAGCTGAATAAGAAAGATTTTCATTGTCGAGGATTGTATTAGGTACTCTTGTAAATGGGTCGTCAAAATTTATGTGAAAGTATGTTTCATTATTAAAATTCAATATATCACCTACTCTTGATTTTGCTTTTCATAAGCATTACAAATTGTGTCATATTCTTGTTTTGTTAAATCTTTTATCTCTTTTCCAAATCTCTTAAATACTTTCTCTTTTAAGCTCTCCTTATTAACATTTGCATTACTTGCTATTGCATATAACCTGCTTAATTGTTTATCTGTTAAAATTCTATTGTTAGAATTACTTTTAGCTTCATTTTTGCCACTAGTTGCGTCAAAAGTGTCATTCTCAGTTATGTTGAGTAACTGAATGTACAAATATCTAGTTTGATAGGTTTCTATACCTCCTAGTGCCTGTAATTCATTAGAACCTTTAAGTTGTAAATCTCTCATGGGAGAAGTAAATACAATCTGTTCTGATGGGTTTTCTCCATTAATTAATGTTAGAGTTGCATATTCATTTGTAAAGGTCACTATAGGGCATAGCTTAGCTTCTTCAAGTAATCCAGTTGCTTGTGGTAGAAAGTCTGCTAACTCAAAATACTTGAAGTTAGCGAACTTATTTTCTCCACTTTTCTTTAGATTCAACTTACTAAATTTAACTCTTACATCCATCAATTTAATGTAAATATTATTAATTTCCATGGTCCTCACCTACTCTTTTTTAGCTTTTGGAATTGTTAGTGTAGTTCCATATTCAATCCTGCAACCTTCAACCTCATGACCTTTTTTAATAAAATCTTTAATGTTTCTTATCTACTTTTACAACTTGCTCTACTGTTTTATATATAGCAGGTATCTTTTCTTCATCTTCTATGACTAAGCTACCTGCTGACTTTCTTATACTTATATTTCCTAAAACTGTTTCTACTTTTTTAGTCCCAAGTAATTCCATACAGTCTTTTATATTGCTTTTTAATCTATCAAGAGTATTCTTCTT